ACAATTTATCAATAATTCTAACACTTCAGAAATTGGTGGAGAAACTGTTAAGGAAAGACAAAGCCTTTCACAAGCACTTAAACCTAAGGCAGACAACTAATGCAACATTTCTACGATGGTCAAATAAGAAGATATATTACACAGCTAATACGCTTGTTTAGTAATTTTAAGTACAAGGACGGAGAAGGAAAAGAAGTACAAATTCCTGTCCTATACGGTGACCTTACAAGACAAGTTGCTAGTATAATGAGAGACCAAAGTGAAAATAAATTGCCGTCTGCTCCTAGAATGGCTGTATACATTACAGCACTAGAGCAGGACAGAACTAGAACATCTGATTCAAGTTTTGTAAGTAAAGTTCACCTCAGAGAACGCGAATATAATCAAACAGATAACGAGTATCTAAATACCCAAGGTAAAAATTACACAGTTGAGCGTATAATGCCAACACCATACACGTTAAATGTAAATTTAGATATTTGGTCCACGAACACAGATATGAAGTTACAAATTATGGAACAACTTTTAATGCTGTTTAATCCTAGTTTAGAAATACAAACCACCGACAATTATGTTGACTGGACCAGTTTGACCAGTGTTGAACTTACTACCATTAACTTTTCTAGCAGGAGCATACCTCAAGGAACGGAAAGTGATATTGATATAGCAACTTTAGGATTTACAACACCCATATACATCAACATGCCTGCTAAAGTTAAAAAGCTAGGAGTGATTACAAATGTGATTATGAGCATATTTGATGAATCAAACGGTACTATTGATCTTAAAAACAGTATGCCTGAACTACAAGCATACAGTGATGCTGAACCCAATAGACCTAAGACAGATTTACAAACTGGTAGAATAGAAAAAGATGGTATTACCATTACGGCAGGAAACTATCAAGATTATGATGTTCTTGTTATGGGCAATGTAGCACAAATAGTTGACAGGGGGAAAGTAGGTTCAGTAGATTGGTTCCAGGTATTAGAACCACATCCTGGACAATACAGAGCAGGACTTTCTCAGCTCATGTTAAGAAGAAAACTTATTGACGGCGAATCAGGAAGCATTAGCATCAACGGAAATATTACCGTAAATGAATTGGATAGGACACAACTTTTAATAACATGGGACGATGATACCATTCCAACCAACACTAACCTGAATTCACCAAGTGGTAGAAACAATCAAGGATCTGTTGATTTCATTATAGACCCAGGCAAGTTCAATCCAGCATCAAGCAAGACAGCAGGTTTAAGACTTCTGTTATTGAGTGCTATCAATACAAGTTCTAACGTGGGCGAAGCAGGATATGATGGTCCAGATGCTTGGAAAAACGCAGATAACACAGACTTTGTAGCAGGCGAAAATGATATCATAGAATGGGATGGTACCCAGTGGCATATCGTTTTTGATGCCAGCACAGATGATGGAACAACAACAAAGTACATAACCAACCTCAATACAGGCGTACAGTACAGATGGACAGGTACAGAATGGATACTCAGCTGGGAAGGCGAGTATCAAAAAGGTACTTGGCGCCTAGCACTTTAAGATAATTATTTACATGAACCACGAAATTACATGTAGCGGTGCTCTCTTCTATGCTCTACAAACAAAGAGATTTTTGTTTTTACATAGAACGCAGAGCAAACAGAAAAACGTATGGGGCTTAGTAGGCGGAACTAACGGAAAAAATGAATCTCCTTGGCCAGCTTTACAACGTGAGATAAAAGAAGAAATTGGCAAAACGCCTGATCTTCTTAAAACTATTCCGCTAGAAACATTCGTCAGCAATGATGAAAAATTTAGTTTTCATACCTATCTGGTTGTTGTTCGAAATGAATTCATTCCAACATTAAACGATGAACATGACGGATACTCCTGGGTAACTTTTGGTAAATGGCCAAAACCTTTACACATGGGTTTGAGAAACACACTACAAAATAAAACAAATCAAACAAAGTTGAAAACCGTATTTGACCTAATAGGATATTTAGAAAATGAAGAAAATTAAAAGTATTACTATCGTTGGTGGAGGTTCAGCGGCTTGGCTAGCGGCAACCTACATACAAAATAATTTTTGGGACATTCCTTTAACTGTTATAGATAAAGAAGTAGGCAATCCTATCGGTGTAGGAGAAGCAACTGTTCTTACATTTCCTTCATTCCTAAGGCAATGCGGAATCAACTTACCACAATGGTTTCAAAATGTTGATGGGACATACAAGGCAGGTATTGATTTTCCTAATTGGGTAGAACCAGGAAGAAAAATTTATCATCCTTTCTTTTTAAATAGATCATATTTTGATCTAAAATGTACACAATACGATATTTGGGCACAAAAACAAGATTTAGATTTTAGAGAATACAGCGTTCCTAGTTATCAAAACACTATGATGAACAAGGTTGATATGTTCAATGCTTTTGAAACTCTAGCGTATCATATCGATGCTGGCAAACTTGTAACAGAATTACAAAACGTTTGTGCTAACACAGTCAACATTATAAAAAGCGATGTTGTAAAAGTAAACAAAGACCTAGATGGCTTTATAACTAGCCTTGAACTAAAGAATGGTACAACACACCAATCAGACTTTTACCTCGACTGTACGGGCTTCTTATCGCTGTTAAAAGACCAAAAAAAGGTAGAATTACTGGACACTGGTAGGCTGTTTACCAATGCCGCTGTAGCAGGTCATGTGCCGTATGAAGACATTGAAAAAGAGTGTGTACCTTACGTAAGTTGTCCAGCTGTTGATCATGGTTGGATTTGGAAAATACCAACACAATCAAGGATTGGTTCTGGCATGGTATTCAATAGTAATATCACAGATCCAGAAGAAGCAAAGAAATATTTTTGTGAGCATTGGAACAATAGAGTTAAGCCAGAAGATCTTAAATTAATTGATTGGACACCATATTACAGTGAAAACTTCTGGGAAAAGAATGTTGTATCAATTGGATTAAGTGGCGGATTCATTGAACCGTTAGAGTCAACTGGACTAGCAAGTATGACATACGGGGTACAAGAACTTGCCTTACACATTCCACAATACGCCTATACACAAAATGATATAGACACCTACAACAGAACAATGATGGCATGGTATTCAGACGCTGTTGATTTTGTAGGAAGTCATTATGCTGATAGTAAATGGGACACAAAATTTTGGAACTATGTGAAAGAAAAACATGTTAAATCAGAAAGACACTTGTTTTATGAAGAATGGTTAAGAGATCCAAAGCGAACTTTTTATTCAGATGTTTCTAGCAAAACACTTTTTCATCCACAGAATTGGCAACTATGGTTAATACAGATGGGTTACCCTACCAATGTTGATCTAAATAGATTAAGTCCAATACAAATAGATTTTGCGATGCAGGAATTTATGAGGTCAGAAGCAATTAGAAATAGGTTGAGCATATCACACAAAGAAGCAATTGAAACTACCAACATGGGATATGACTGGTATCAAAGATGTCATAGCACAGGAGACTTTTAATGAAGATAGTAATCGTAGGAGGGGGAACAGCTGGTTGGTTGGCCGCATTGATGATATCCAAAATTCGTAAAGAACATACAGTTACAGTAATTGAAAGTTCTAAGATTGGTATCATTGGAGCTGGTGAAGGCTCTACAGGGACACTAACAAATATTGTACAAAATGAGATGCATGATCTTGGGTGTAACGAACAAGATTTTATCAAAGAATGTGACGCAACAATTAAATTAGGTATTAAACATATTGGTTGGAATGAAGATCCAACCAAGTTTTACTACGGGCCAATTGATGGATCTCCTACAAGTTATGACTCTTCAGACATTGCTTTTTTACATGCTTTAGGCTATAGAGATCAGGACTTATTACACATAGCAACAGAGTTAGGATATAAGATACATCATAATAAAAACAGTTTCGTAGAACATAATGGAGATCATGCTTACCATTTTGATGCTCATAAGGTAGGACAATATTTTAAAAAAGTATGCGACACTGTGACACACATTGATTCAGAAGTAAACGAAGTAGTGCTGGATGGTATGAATGGTTACATCAAAGAGCTAAAATTAAGTAATGGTACCACTGAGTCGGGTGATATGTTTATTGATG